TTTGTATTTCCAGGAAACTCAAACCATTTCTCCCAATCAATTAGTGTTCTAATACTATTTAAATACTGGCTACCTGGGGTTTTCACTGCTGTTTTTTTTAATGCATCTGTTACATAATGATTTACATATGTAAACATATAATCGATTTTGTGTAATTTTAAGTAGTTTTGTAAAAGCAGGATGTCTTTTATATTGCTATAACTAGTGTTTAACGGATTTGTTTGTACTATACGATTGTATTGCTTTGCAAAATCAATTACGCCTAAATTCATACTTCGATGATATTTCGTTACTAAATCATCTCTAGTAAACTTCCAATTAGGAGTTGATTCCGGAAGTGCACGAAACCAACTACTTTCAATTTCATTATCAGCACTATGTACACTAAAAGGATACCACGGACTATCGTATTCTCCAGTAGGTTGCATTAGTGCATATTCATAACGATCTGTAAATGTCCACATGACTTGAACAAATATATCTTGTGATTCTACTTCTGTATTAGCAAGAGCATCTAATACATGTCTAACAGTGTAGGCATTACTTCGCCCGCTTCTTGCTAAATTTAAATGTCTCATACTAATTTTGCTAGCAACTAAATTAGCCCAACTTGAATAATGAGGAATTTTAGGATTTTCATTTTCGTTATGTAATTCAGCACCAAATGTAAAGCTGTCGCCGCCAGAAATGACTAGTTTATATTTTTTAGACATTAATCTCTTCTCTCAATATCGTTCTCAGTTAATTCTGTGCCCATCCACACTTCTATAATTTTAGCATTTTTATTGTCTATATTTATTGCTTTATGCCAATGCCCTGCTGGTATATCGATACTGTCGCCTGGTACTAACAAATATGATGTTTTGTGTCCAATCTTGTCTTCTAAAAACATGTTTATAACACCATCAACAACATGCCAATGTTCGCTTCGTTTAGAATGGCGCTGATCGCTTAGTGCTTTGCCTTTAAGGAATGTGAGTTCTTTTACTTGCCAGTTGTTGTTACTGTCTAGTATTTTGTACTCGCCCCAGGCACGTTTAGTAATAGGCTTATCCCAGTTTTTTAATATCCAACTGCTTGAATTTTTTTTATCCTTACCACCGACTCCAAAAACAAACTCAACATTATCATACATCATTTCTGGAATATTGTCTAGAGTACGATCTCCGCCGTTTGCAAATATAACTTTAGTTTGACTACCTAACGTTGATAGTAATTGAAAAATTGCATTACATGCACTATTATCATCGTCGTTAAATCCAATAACTCTATCTACTACTTTGAGTTCTTTAATAATAGCACAACGTTCTTTAAAGGGCATAAAAGCTTTGCCCTTTTTGCGTGTTAGCCATTCATCGCTATTTACACCAACTACCAGATCATCACCTAGCTCTTTTGCTGCGTTAAAATATGCAATATGTCCGCTATGCAACGGGTCAAATCCACCGGTAACTAATACTACTTTTTTCATTTATATTCCGTTTAATAAGGAAGCGACTCTTTGCTAAGATCGTACAAACTATGATCGAGCCACTCTATAGTAACTTTTTCTATTTTAGCATGTCCAAATTGATTAATACATTTAATTAAACTCAGCGGTATTAGTTCTTTTTCTGCCAAATCATACCAAGTTGTAGTATGTGGATCTAGTGGCTGTTGTGTACCTTTGTAGACACTTGCCCAAAGAAAGTTCTCGCCGCGCTTAAATTTAAAATGCCCGTCGTGACAATCAAACCCACTCATTGCTAGCATTTGTATTAGTGTTAACATATTCCAATTGTATAATTCACCGGGATAACTGTCGGTTCTCCATCTATTTAAATCATCAATATATGTTCTAATAGGAACACTAATGCAAAGCATAGCATCTTCTCTCATAATGTTCCACCAGTGATTTAGACTTTGCATTGGATTTATTTCTTTTTGAAAAACATTATGTGCCCAAAGAAAATCAAAACTTTCATTATCTATATTAGTATTATATAAATTATCAACTTTTATGTTTTTAACATTTTCTCGACGATGTTCCTGAAGATGACTCTCACTAATGTATAGGTTTGTAATGTTGTATTGACTTTCTATCGTGTCGTCGGTGCTTCGATAATCACTAAACCAAGTGGTATGATTTCCAATTTTATCATCTAATATACCTATTTCATGTATACTATCCATAAATTCATTATGTTCTCCTAGCAAGTCTAACACTTGCATACTACCGTCTGTGGTTAATCTTTTCATAGTCAAATACCTATTTTAATATATTTATAGGGAAACATCTTCCATGCCGGCTGTCCTGAGTTTTACAATATGTCCTAGTTGCCATTGTTTGGTGTCTAAGCCTTTCATAATACCCAGCCATTTATTGCGTATTAATGCAACTTCATTAATTAATATTTCGTACTCAATCACTTCGTCCTCACCGTCTACATATTTTTCGGCATCTCTGCTACTTAAAGCACGTTGATAACCTTCTAAATACTTTTGAAAATATCTACGACGAATCTTTTTTAATTGTATGTTTAAAAAATTAAGAACTGCTTCAATTTCTTGTAATTGGTTAAATCTATGTTCAGTAATACCAGGCAAGGCACTGATGTTCTTTTCAACAACACCTTTTACCCTACATTCAATTTTTGCTTCTTCGAGTTGGTCAGAGTAGTAATCAAGAAATCCCGGCAAGTAAGAGATATCGTCAACTACTTTATTATACCACGTCATTGGTCATCATCGTCGTAGTCCCAATCGTCATCAATTTCCTCAAGTTCGTGCTCTTCGAGAGCGCTTGCAAAAAATTCGTCTAAATTTGCTAATTTACGCACATCTTCGTCACGCAAGCCAGTATCTAGTAGTTCTGCTACTAGATGACTAACTGCATGTTGTTGATCGGATTTTTTAACATATTGTTGGAATATTTCCCAACAGACTCTGATAGTGTCTAGATCCAATTTATTATTCCTTATTCTTCTATTACTTCTTGAGTATTTAATTCTTCTTCAAGTGCTGTTTGTTCCAAATCAGTTACACTATCCATTCCTAGCAAATCATCATTACCAAGATCCATCATAACAATATCAAGTTTATCTCCAGTCCAATTCTTGCGGAATTCAATAATCTCTTCACCTGCTTTAGTCATGTATCTTAACCGGTTACCCTGCTTAACTAGCAATCCCTTAGCTTCAAAAATATCTACTAGACCACTGTACGGATCCATGCCTGTTTCATATGGAATTTCAATTTGCACACTTTCAAATGGTTTAGAATAACGTGTTTTTACAACTTTACATGCTGCTCTAATGCCATGTACTTTAGATGTTTTTACCCCGTCTGCATCTGTTTTTAGTTTAAGTTTTTTAATTGCAACAACAATACTCGACGCATACACAAATCCCTGTCCGCCTGAGATTTTATCATCTGGATCAAACATATCTTGCGATTGATAAGTATGGTTAGTTGCAACCAAGCCTACATTGTGTGCACCAAACATGTTAACACAATTTGTTACTAGTGCTTTCAGTGACTTAGCTTTACGTCCCATGTCGCCTTTCATGTCACCTTTATCAAATTGATTCAATTCAGTCGGTGTCATCATCATGCCCAAACTGTCAATTACAAATAGTACTTTTGGTCGTTCTTCTTCTGGTGTTTCTTTGTAGTTTTTCATAAACATACTAATAGTTTTTGCAACATCGTCAAGCATTGCCATGTTTAGTTTTAGCAACTTATCTTCGTCTGTGCTTACACCTAGTGCATGTAGCCATGTCTCATCTAGGGCATTTTCTGAGTCAATTAGTACAACATAGATGCCTTGCTCCTGTGCTGCTTTTACAATATTTCCACTGGCAATAAAACTTTTACCTGCGCCGGATTCTCCTGCAAATACTGTTACTTTTCCCAATGGAATACCTTTGTAAAAATCAGCACTTACAAGATAGTTAAGTGCATAGTTTCCTGTACTAATCCAATCTGTTGGGTCATTAAACCCAACGCTAAGACCGTCAATGCTCTTAGTAATGTCTTTTCTAAATTTGCTTACGTCAAATGGTTTTGCCATAATGTTTTTCCTTATATGTTGTTTTATATAGTATATTATCTAACTTAAATTCGCAAGATATTTTTTGTATTATTGGGTTTCTAGTATTAGATTATATATTTTTTCTGCATATATTTTATGTTGTATTGGTCCAGGATGTATATCGTCGGTGCCATAATCTATATGTTGCGGAACTAACGTGTCTTTTCGAATAGTCGAATCAACTGTTAAATCTAACCATTGTATATCTTTTTGATTTTCTATCATTGGCGGCAACCATGATACATTTAAAAGATTTACAATAAAAAGTTTTGCTCCTACACGATTACAAAAGTTTTGTACTTGCATAACTGTTGCAAAAGTTTGCATAAGTCTTGCCAATGTATCATTTTGTTCAACTGCGTCTATGTGTTTTTTTGAAATTGTTAAACAATTAGTAATAGTATTAGATTTATATTTCCAATCTTCAAAGTATTCTATTCTGTCAGACGTAGTTAATCCCCATACTACAATATCGTTCTTTTTTAAATCAAATCTTAACAGTTGATCTGCAACCCACTGCATACTTGCGCCCGATTTACTTAATGTAGTTTCTGGCAATTTTAACTTTTTTGCTAGTATAGAGCCAAATCTTTCAGTATTTTTAACACCTTCGCCTACTGTATAAGAACATCCGACTGTAATTAAACCGGGACTTGGCTGTGTTGCATCAGTTGAGTCTAATTTAAAACTATTTAAAAATTGAAGTATGCCGTTGTCATTTTTAACTTTTCTTTTATGCTTGTATAGTTCGTATATCAATCTACCATATTCGTATACTTCTTTTTCAACTGTATTTGTGTCTGAAACAATGTCAATATCAAGCAACGATATTGATTTAGCAAAATCAGTTATTATTGATAATTTTTCTACTGTTATATCTTGTATAGTAGTAAAACAATCTAAACTTTTTGAAGATTCTATTACCTTTTTATAATTTTTATTATTTACAAGAACCATCGATTGGTCAATTTTGTATTTTATCGATCCAATGTATAAATTATTAATCATAAGAAAATTAACCTATTCCTTATACCCATGTACATCGATGCATTCATCTTGTATCCATTGTGGTAAATTTTTAAAATCATCTTTGTAATAACAGTCAGGCCAGTCGGACCCTCGAACACTTTCGTAAAAACTTAACCACAATGTGTCTTTGTGATTATAACTTAAATTTTCATCAAAGTCTTTTTTATAAGTCCAGTATTCTTTCATTTTAAATTTTTGAAATTCCCAAACTCTATCAGGATATTTCTCTGCAAAATATGTATTATATAATTCATGCTCAGACATGAAAATATCAGGATGTATGGTACCTAACGCCGGATCTTCAAGTACTGTATCCCTATAAATTTCAATTTGATTTCTTTCAAATTTATTTTCAATATCATTTCTTAGTGATCCTAATACATCCGTTTGAAATATCATACTGTTAGTTATATAACCAACAGTTGGGTCAATATCTACCAAAGTCTTTACAAATTTTTGTGATTTATCCATTGGGCTCAATCTATAAAATAATTTATTCTTTTTTCCATCTAACCATTTAATTGGATTTGTATAAATTATATCAGCATCGCTTACTAATACCGGTCCTTCTAAAATTTTATCTAAGTTTAATTTTAATATCTGTTGCTTAACCCAATTATGTTTGTATACATTCATATGGTTAAATTTAGGATCTACAATATCCCAAAAGTCTCGGTCCAGGATATTGTTTACTCCAGAAATAGAGATTGGAGAATTTGAAATAATGGTAGTTGAAGAAATTGTATCCAACACATTGTTATGAATTGATTGCAAGCAATCGTCCATTAAGTGTTTATACCCAGTATGACAGAAAATAACACTATGCATTTTAATTCCTTAACAAGGGATTGCAAATAATGCAATCCCTTGTGTTTGTAACAAAAGCGGTGTTATTCGTCTACACCTTTACGTTGACGAATCATAGCAAGAATATCTGCTGTTTTAGTGTCACCCGACGGTGCTGCCGT